GAAGGGGTTCCAAAATGCGTTTCGTCTGAAAAAAGAGCAAGCATGACTTCCGCAGAAAGACGTTCAGCAGCAAGAAGAAAAAAAGCAGCAGATCCTGGACAACAAGAAAAAACTGGAGCTGCAAAACCAACATATGTTTCTACGGATTCACCTAAAAAGAAAATGAAAGAGGAAATGGACGTACAAGAAGCAAAAGACAAACCGGGTAAAGGTAGTGGCAAAAAAGACGCTTGTTACCATAAGGTAAAATCTAGATATTCTGTTTGGCCAAGTGCATATGCTTCTGGAGCACTTGTAAAGTGTCGTAATGTTGGTGCTGCAAACTGGGGAACTAAATCGGAGGAAACTATGCACGAAGAAGAAAGATACTGTCCTTTATGTGACAAAAGAGAAACAAGATCTGAATGTTCTTATGGCGAAAAGGCATGGGATAAGGTTTCTGTAAAGGATGAAGAGTACTCAATGGCAAGATCAGAACTCAAAACCATTGAAGATGCAGTAAAAAGGATCAAATCAAAAGTTGGTAAAGGTGAGGGAGATTTAGAAGCATGGGTTCAGTCAAAAATTACTAAAGCAGCAGATTATATCGATACTGCAGCAGATTATATTGCAAGCGGAGAAATGGAAGAATCTTTTGGGTATGAGATAGATCCAGAAAAACATAAAAAAACTAAGATGTCATCCGCGGCAAAAAAAATTGATAATATGACAACCGCACAACAAGCACAATTACCACAAAAAGCAAAGAAAGTTGTTGGTGTTACTTTACCCAAATTTGAAGAAACTTTGGTTGATAAAATTACAAGGGAAATATTAGATGAAAAATGTTGGCCAGGTTATAAAAGAAAAAAAGGAACTAAAGAGTTTGATAAAGGTTCTTGCGTAAAAGCAGAAGATGTAACTATTGAAGATGCTGACGGAAATACTTTTGCTGAAGTTGTCGATATTATTAAACCAGAACCAATTAGAGGATTTAAGTCTCAAGTAAGTGAGGCAACAAGACTTCAAGCACAAACTGGAAATGTTATTGCAGTAACTCTTTCTTGGAGAGGAAAATATTATTCTATGAAGATGTTTTTCCCCCAGGTTAAAACTCCATCAAGAAAAGAAATTAATGATGAACTCCAAAAAGTTTATCCTGGATCTGTTGTAATTTATCATTCAATTTCAGAGATTCATCCAGGACAACCGCTCATTCAGATGTGTGGTCCTCAGGGAGGAAGTTCGGCAAAACCAGGACCAAGTAGAGCATATATAAAAACTATGGGGGAAGAGGTTGAAATATCAGAAGCAAAAAAGTCTGAAATGAAGTGCAATAATCCAAAGGCTGAAGCACACGGTTCTGGCGAAACTGGCAAATCTCACGTTGTAAAGGCTTGTGAAGGTGGGGAAGAAAAATTAATTCGTTTCGGACAACTTGGTGTTAAAGGTTCCCCAAAGAAAAAAGGAGAATCTGAAGAGTATGCAAGTCGTCGTCGCAAATTTAAAACAAGACACGCAAAAAATATTGCAAAGGGAAAAATGAGTGCCGCCTTCTGGTCCAATAAAGTTAAATGGTAAATTGAGGTTAATTTATTATGTCAAATGATGTCTATCTTGGCAATCCGTTACTAAAAAAAGCAAATACTCCTATTGAATTTACTCAAGAACAAATTCTTGAGTTTGTTAAGTGTAAAGATGATCCAGTTTATTTTGCAAATAATTATGTAAAAATTGTAACCCTTGATCATGGACTACAAAATTTTAAACCATATCATTTCCAAGAAAAGTTAATCAATAACTTTCATAATCATAGATTTAATATATGTAAGATGCCACGACAGACTGGTAAGTCTACAACTGTGGTGTCTTTTTTATTACATTATGCAGTTTTTAATGATAATGTAAATATTGGTATTCTTGCAAACAAAGCAGCAACTGCTAGAGAACTTCTAGACCGTCTTCAGACTGCATATGAGAATCTTCCCAAGTGGATGCAACAGGGCATTATTTCTTGGAATAAAGGTTCTCTAGAACTTGAAAATGGATCTAAGATTTTAGCAGCATCAACATCTGCTTCCGCTGTTCGAGGAATGTCATTTAACATTCTATTCTTGGACGAATTTGCATTCGTCCCAAATCATATTGCAGATTCATTTTTCGCATCTGTTTATCCTACTATTACTTCAGGTAAACAGACCAAAGTTATAATTGTTTCTACACCACACGGCATGAATCACTTCTACCGAATGTGGCATGATGCAGAAAAGGGTAAGAATGAGTATGTATTTACGGATGTTCATTGGTCTGAGGTTCCTGGTAGAGATGAGGAATGGAAAAAGCAAACGATTGCAAACACAAGTGATCAACAGTTTAAAGTTGAATTTGAATGCGAATTTTTAGGATCTGTTGATACTCTTATTGCACCATCTAAACTCAGATCCCTCGTCTATGATGCCCCCAAGACTCGGAGCGCAGGTTTAGATGTTTATATGGATCCGCAAGAGAATCATGATTACCTCATCACTGTAGACGTTGCTAGAGGGGTGGGAAATGATTACTCAGCATTTGCTGTCGTGGATATTACAGAGTTTCCTCATAAAGTCGTAGCAAAATATAGAAATAATGAGATAAAACCAATGCTATTTCCTAGCATTATTCATGAAGCAGCAACAGCTTATAATAATTCTTATATTTTATGCGAAGTTAATGATGTTGGAGATCAAGTAGCAAGCATTCTCCAATATGATTTAGAATACAACAATCTTCTCATGTGTTCTATGCGAGGTAGAGCAGGTCAAATTGTTGGGCAAGGATTTTCTGGTAAGAAAACTCAACTTGGAGTAAAGATGTCCAAGACTGTAAAAAAGATTGGATGCCTTAATCTCAAAACAATGATTGAAGAGAATAAACTCTTTTTGAATGATTATGAGATTATTTCAGAACTTACAACATTTATTCAAAAGCACAATTCATTTGAAGCAGAAGAAGGGTGCAATGATGATCTAGCAATGTGTTTAGTAATTTATGCTTGGTTAGTTGCTCAAGATTATTTTAAAGAACTTACAGATCAAGATGTAAGAAAAAGATTATATGAAGAACAAAAAAATCAAATTGAACAAGATATGTCTCCTTTTGGATTTATTTCTGACGGACTAGATGGTAACGCAAGTTTTGTTGATTCTGAAGGAGATCGATGGCACGTTGATGAATATGGAGATAGGGCATATATGTGGGAATATATGTAAATGGATATAGACAAACAATTAAAACTGGGACATCTTTTACTGACTGACAGAAAATGTAGAGTATGTAAAGAAATAAAAAATTTAGTAGAAGATTTTTATAGAACAAGAAAAGATAGAGGTCCTGTCGCATCTTCATACTCATACGAATGTAAAGAATGTACTATAAAAAGAATTATTGACTCAAATAAAGATTCAAAAAAGTCGTATTTTTGGGAATATCCAGATTGGTAGATATTCACGTCACATTTCCCCCGTGAAAAGTAACTTTTTAATAAATATTTTTTAGATAAACTGAGATTTACGGAGAAAAACATGGCGACTCCTCAATTATCTCCCGGTGTACTTACGAGGGAAGTAGATTTAACAGTTGGGAGAGCTGAGAACGTATTAGATAATATTGGTGCTATCGCAGGACCTTTTGCGATTGGACCAGTAGAAGAAATTATTGACATCAGCACGGAACAAGATTTAGTCAATAACTTCGGAAAACCAATCTCAACAGATGCTCAGTATGAGTACTGGATGAGCGCAGCATCATATCTTTCATATGGTGGTATTCTCAAAGTTGTAAGAACTGATGGAAGCACTCTTAATAACGCAAACGCTGGCGTTGGAATTGCTTCAACAACTTCACTAAAGATCAAAAACTACGATAACTACAACTCTAGTTTTATTGATGCTACCAACTTTACATATGCCGCAAAAACCCCAGGTCAATGGGCAAATAATTTAAAAGTTTGCACTATCGATGATTTAGCAGACCAAAGAGTTGCTATCACCACTACTAATCTTGGAGCACTAGGTGCTGTTATTGGATATGGTGTAACTACAGCGATTACGAACGTTGTTTTACCTGGAGCTGGAACAACTTCGCTGTTCAATGGTTATCTAAAAGGTATCATCACTGGTATTACTACCGATGCTACCAACTCCAATAGCACCATCGACATTAAGGTACTTTCAAGAGTTTCTGCTGCAGGTACTGAAACGCCAGTCACTTATGCACAAGGTAATTCAATCCAATCATTTGAAGCAACTGACACTCTTTATTTTGTAAACAACTCCGGCATCAATACTGGTTCTACCGCATCAGCAGTAACCGTAGTTGATTGGTACGATCAACAAACTCTTGGTCTTACTAATTCAATCATCTATTGGAAGTCTATTGCTCCAAAACCAGCATCAAACAACTATTCCGTACAAAGAAACGGAAAGAATGATGCGATGCACATTGTTATTGTTGATGATACTGGTTCTATCACTGGAATTCAAGGAAACATTCTTGAAAAGCATATCAGTGTTTCAAAGGCGTCTGATTCTGTTTCTTCCGTAAATTCTCCACAGAAGATTTGGTATAAGAACTATCTTGCCAACTTCTCGCAATACATTTACGCAGGTTACAATCCATCACTTGCAAGAGACTCTCAGTGGGGATCCAATCCAGTTGCCACTGGATTCTCAAGTGGATTTACTCCATTTACCCTACCTCAAGGTCAGTGGGGACAAGCAGCACAAGGTGTAACTTTTAGTGCTATTGGAAACGTTGCTTACAATTTTGGTGGAGGAGTTGATTATTCTGCAAATGGTGGAATGTCTGCATCTCTTGGAGATCTTGTAAGTGCTTATGATCTATTCTCAAACAAAGATAGAGTTGCTGTTGACTTCCTAATCAACGGTCCAGGACTTGCAAATGAGTCTGATTCGCAGGCAAAGGCAAACAAACTAATCTCACTTGCAGAAGGAAGAAAAGATTGTGTTGCTGTTGTTTCTCCCCATAGAGCAAATGTCGTTGACCTAACAAATGCAACGACTCAAACTAATAATGTAATTAGATTCTTCAGTGCTTTGTCCTCTTCATCTTATGCAGTTTTTGATAGTGGTTATAAGTATACCTACGATAGATTCAACAATCTATTCAGATATATCCCAGGTAATGCCGACATTGCTGGTTTGATGATGAGAACAAACATCAATTCTTATCCTTGGTATTCACCTGCAGGTCAGCAAAGAGGTGTTCTGAATAATGCAATCAAACTTGCATATAATCCTTCTAAGGATCAAAGAGATCTACTTTATACTGCAAGAGTTAATGCCATCATCAGTCAACCTGGAATTGGCATTTACCTCTTTGGAGATAAGACTGCTCTAGGATATGCATCTGCATTTGATAGAATCAACGTTCGTCGTCTGTTCCTGACAATTGAACAAGCACTTGAGAAAGCATCTCAAGCACAACTCTTTGAACTCAACGATCAGATTACAAGAGCAAACTTTGTAAACATTGTTGAGCCATACTTAAGAGATGTTCAAGCAAAGAGAGGTCTATATGACTTCCTGGTAATTTGCGATGAGACTAATAACACTCCAGATGTAATTGATAATAATGAATTTAGAGCTGACATCTTCCTGAAGCCAACAAAATCCATTAACTATGTAACTCTGACGTTCGTTGCTACACGAACAGGCATTAGTTTTGAAGAAGTAGCAGGTAGAGTTTAATTAATTTTATAATAACCACATAAGGAGGAACTAAAAATGTCTAGTCTCAGAACAATCACAGGATTCAAAGAAAGACTTGCCGGTGGTGGCGCAAGACCCAATCTATTTGAGGTTGAAATCCCCTCTTTCCCAGCACCTATCACCAATCTATGGAAAGCAGGTGCTGGTCAAGAAATCGACACCTTCAAGTTTCTATGTAAGGCAGCAGCACTTCCAGCATCAAACGTTGCACCAATCGATGTTCCTTTTAGAGGACGTATTTTAAAGGTTGCTGGCGACAGAACATTTGATACTTGGAACATTACAATTATCAACGATGAAGATTTCAAACTGAGATCTGCATTTGAACTTTGGATGAATAATATCAGCAAACTGGATAATAACAGTGGTGCTACTAATCCAAGTTCTTATATGACTGATGCTTATGTTCATCAACTTGGAAGAGGTTATGATAAGGGCAGATTCTCCACTACAAATAACGGTGGAAATGATGCAACATTAGAAACCAATATTACTCCATTAAGAACCTATAAGTTCCATAGTATCTTCCCAACAAACGTTGGTCCAATTGATCTTTCATATGATTCTTCAGATACTATTGAAGAGTACAGTGTAGAATTCCAAGTTCAATACTGGACTGCCGGAAAGGGTGCGAATAAGAATGACGCAACCAACGTTTTAATTAGTTGATAAATATTAGAATAAAGACTAATCAAATATAAATTATGGCAAGATTATTTGGATTCTCTATTGAGGATAACGAACCACTATCTCCAAGTACGGTCAGTCCTGTTCCTCCAAACAACGAGGACTCTTCTGACCATTATTTGAGTAGTGGTTTTTTTGGTTCGTATGTTGATATTGAAGGAGTCTATAGAACAGAATTTGATCTAATCAAAAGATATCGTGAAATGGCACTTCATCCAGAATGCGATAGTGCCATTGAAGATATTGTGAATGAAGCAATTGTATCCGATACAAATGATACACCTGTAGAAATTGAACTTTCAAATCTTAATGCAAGTGATGGTATTAAGAAAAAAATTAGGCAAGAGTTTAGATATATTCTTTCACTTTTAGATTTTACTAGAAAATCTCACGAAATTTATAGAAATTGGTATGTAGATGGTAGACTATATTACCATAAAATAATTGATTTAAAAAATCCTCACGAAGGAATTCAAGAACTTCGTTATATCGATCCCATGAAGATGAGGTATGTTAGACAACAGAAAAAAAGCGAAAAAGATAAGTATAGAATAGCAAATATTAATTCAGACAATCCAATGGATTTTGAATTTCCTCAAATTGAGGAATACTTTGTTTATAGTCCAAAATTGACTTATCCAACTGGGAACCCATCTTCAATGGGAGGATCTCAGGGAATTAAAATGTCCAAAGATTCCATTACTTATTGTACTTCTGGACTTGTAGATAGAAATAAAGGATCTACTCTTTCATATCTTCACAAAGCAATCAAGTCTCTTAATCAACTAAGAATGATTGAAGACTCTCTTGTTATCTATCGTTTGTCTCGTGCCCCCGAACGTAGAATTTTCTATATTGATGTGGGCAATCTACCAAAGGTAAAGGCAGAACAATATCTACGTGATGTTATGATGCGTTATCGCAATAAACTTGTATATGATGCAAATACTGGTGAGATTCGTGACGATAAAAAGTTCATGGCAATGCTTGAGGATTTCTGGTTGCCAAGAAGAGAAGGTGGTAGAGGAACTGAAATCTCAACACTTCCTGGCGGACAAAACCTTGGAGAAATTACTGACATTAATTATTTCCAAGAAAAACTTTATAGATCTTTAAATGTACCTACGACAAGAATTGGTGGAGATGGTGGGTTTAATCTTGGTAGATCATCAGAGATTCTTCGCGATGAAGTTAAATTCAGCAAATTTGTTGCTCGTTTGAGAAAGAGATTCTCTTATATGTTCCACGATATGCTTAAGACTCAATTGATTCTTAAAAATATTATAACCCCAGCAGATTGGGATATTATGCAAGAACATATTCAGTATGATTTCTTATATGATAATCACTTTGCAGAACTCAAAGATGCAGAACTTCTCAATGAAAGATTGAATATGGTTCAAATCGCAGAACCTTATGTCGGTAAGTATTTCTCGCAAGATTATTTGAGAAGAAAGATTCTTCGCCAAACTGATGAGGAAATTGTTGAGCAAGATAAGATTATGAAGAAAGAAATTAAAGATGGGATTATCCAAGATCCAAGTATTCCAGTAGATCCACAAACAGGAATGCCACTTGATCAGACTGCACAAATGGATCTTGGTCAACCAGTAATGGAACCCAACCTAGACGCTCAAGGTGCCGCAACTGAGGTTGATGGAAAAATTGCCGAAATACCCAAGGGCGGTGAGATATAAATAAAGAAAAATTACTTAGGTATTAAAAATGGATGACCTTTTAGATATGATTGCATCTGACGAATCTCCTTCTCAGATCAGCGACAAGATTAAAGAACTTCTTTTTACAAAATCAGCAGAAAAAATTGACGAATTTCGTCCTGCAGTAGCATCTAATATGTTTGCACAAGAAGAGGAATGATATGAAATCTTTCAAGCAATTTATCTCAGAATCAGTTAATATTGCTGGCGATTTCACAGGAAATCTTTATATTGGTGCTCAAGCAGAACAACCACAACAAGTTGGCGAAGGATATGTTGCTGATGTAATGTGGCAAGGAAGTCTATATCGTTTAGAGTTAGTCACTAAAACTGGAGTTCCTTCTCCAAGAGAACTAGGTGAACAACTGCAATCTGATTATCCAGGAGCAGTTGTTCATCAAATTTATCCAGTAATGGAAAAAAACTTTAACATTAAAAACGTACAAAGATACCACCCATCTAAATTAGAATGGATTGATTGATAAATGGCTCAGTGGAATATAACAATTCAAGATTATTTAAATCAAGAAAGATCTTTATTTGAAGTTGTAGGTGTTGCATCAAGTGATGGGCAAATAATTAGTCCACAAAACCCGTTTCCAGTTACTGGAACTGTAGGTATTTCATCAGAAACTCTTATAACTATCAATCCAGATACAAATGCCGTTGATGCATTCGGTAGAAGTAGAGTTTCTGAACTCTTTACTCTTGGTGACTATAAGCATTTGTATGCTATTGACCCAAACTTTTTAGATAGTATTTCTGGCGCAGGTTCAACAGTAGCATTTTTACAAAACCAAGCGTGTGCAAGATTACAAACTGGTATTGGGTCTACTGCATTTAGCGTCCATCAAACAAAATTTTATCATCATTATCAACCAGGAAAGGGGCAATTAATTTATAGTTCTTTTAACTTTTATGCGCCGCAACGGAATGCAACTAAAAGAACTGGATATTTTGATGATAGAGATGGAATTTATTTTGAACAGGTTGGACTTAATACTTCAGATGGAATAAATCCTGGTATTGGGACAAACAATTGGGTAATTAGATCTTTTGTAAGTGGTATTGCAACAGAAACTAGAATTCCACAATCACAATGGAATAAAGACAAATGTGATGGAACAGGCACTTCTGGTTTTAATCTAGATATTACAAAAACTCAACTTGCATTTATAGATTTTCAGTGGTTAGGTGTCGGTAGAGTTCGTTGTGGATTTGCTCACGATGGGCAACTCATCACTGCACACGAATTCAATCATTCTAACTATCAAAGTACGGTTTATATTGCAAATCCAAACTTGCCAGTTCGTTGCGAACTGAGAAATACAGGCGTAGGTATTGGAGCATCATTTGACCAGATTTGCTCTTCTGTAATGTCGGAAGGTGGATATGTGGAAAGTGGTATTGACTTTGCTTATACAATGACTGCTACAAGAACTACACCAACACCAGCAGGAACAGAACTTCCTTTGGTCGCCATTCGTCTCAAAAATATTTTCCAGGGATATCCAAATAGAATATCAGTTAAATTAAATAATCTTTCGTTATTCTGCGAAACAAACAGTATTGTTTATAAAGTTATAAAACTTCCAAGTTCTGCTTATTTGAGTAATGCAGGAACTTTAACTTGGACTTCTGCTTCTGCTAATAGTGGTGTTGAAGTTTGTGTGAATGCAACAACTTACGATAATGGTGATGTCTTTGCATCAGGTTATGTTCCTTCTGGATCATCACAAAACTCACTTTCACCAGTTGCTTCTGGATCATTAAGTCAGGCAAAGAAAAATATTATTGTTCAAAATATAAATTCCACAGATTCTGAAATTTATGTACTTGTAGTAAGAACCATTACTACTACAGGTAATGCTGTTGCTTCTGTTGCTGCTGCTCTTCAGTGGAGGGAGATTTATTAATTTAATAAATAAATAAAAGTGTATTATTAAAAATAATGGCTCATAGACCAATTGGTGCTGGAGCTTCATTTGCATTTTCTGCAGGTGCTGCATCCACATCCTCAGCATTTCCAGTTCAATCAAATGTATTAAGAGTAGTTGCCGTTGGCGCAGCTGCTCACGTTGCTATTGGCACTGGATCAGCAGCAACAGTAACCGATTATTATATTCCATCAGGTCAGTCTGCAACTCTTGGTCTCACCAAAGCTTCCAATAGAGTGGTTGGAATTACAACAGGAACAACTACAACAGTAATAGTACCAGAGGGAACACAAGTTCCTTTCGGTGTTGGTGATTTTGTTTCAATATCAGCAACTGGTCAACCATATTATGACATTTCTCACGCAGCAGTTCTTTCCGTTGATACCACAACAAATTTTAATGGGTATCATCAAACAAGAATGGTGATTGATTATAACTCATCCGGAGTATCAACTGCCTTTGGTGCTTCATATGCAGATGTGAAATTGTCACAAAAAATCTCAGCATATGGTGCAGGCGGTTCAGGAGTTCTTTATTACCAACAAGTACAAATCACAGGTCAAGCATAATGAAACTTATTACCGAAGAAATCGAATCAGTAGAAGTTCTTACCGAAACGGTCAATGGTAAGAAGACTCTTTATATTCAAGGACCTTTCCTCCAAACTGAGACAACAAACCGCAACAATAGGCGTTATGGTCGTGCTGTAATGGAAAGAGAGGTAAAGCGTTATACTGAACAATATATTTGCAAAGGTCGTGCTCTTGGAGAACTTGGACACCCAGATGGTCCAACTGTAAATCTTGACCGTGTTTCACACAAAATTATTTCACTTGAGCAAAGGGGAAATGATTTTATTGGAAAGGCACAAATTCTTTCCACACCAATGGGAAAAATTGTAGAGTCACTTCTCAAAGATGGAGTTTGTTTGGGAGTTTCTTCTCGTGGTATTGGTTCTGTTAGACAAAATCCCGCAGGTTATATGGAAGTTGGTGAAGATTTTATGCTCGCAACTGCTGCTGATATTGTAGCAGATCCTTCAGCTCCCGATGCATTTGTTCAGGGAATTATGGAAGGCAAGGAATGGATTTGGGATGGTGGAATGCTTCGTGAGAAAATGGCAGAGCAAACTCAAAGAAGAATTAATACTCTTGTTGACGAAAAACTACTCGAAGAGTATAAGTTGAGTTTATTCAATGAGTTTTTAAATTCACTGTAATTTATTAAAATATAAATAAATATAGTTTATAACGTAAGGTTAAACGGAGAGTTCAAATGTCTCGTGGAGATTTACAAGAAATGGAAGTAGGCACTAAGCAATCCAAAACCGCTGTTAATGCTAATGCTAAAGCAGCGGATGCGATGCCACACCTGTCTGGTGCAACGCCAGGACAAACTGGTGAATGGGAAGATCTTGGTGGTCCTGATCCCACCAATTATCGTCCAGATGATGATTCAGCAAAACTCAAAACCCCAGGAGCAACCCTTAAGCAAGTTAAGGATGTTGTGAACAAGGGTGCAAAACCAGCTGAAGCGATGAAAGCAGTTAAAGAAGATGAAGAGTCAGAGTATGATGAAGATGAAGAACTCCTAGAAGCTAAGCACGAAGAAGACGACGAAGAAGAAGAAAGCGAAAATAAAAAAGGTAAAAAGGAAAAAGAAGACGAAGAAGACGAAGAAGACGAAGAGGAAATGGATGAAGAGTTTAACATCGATGAAGATGTTAATGCTCTTCTCGAAGGTGAAGAGCTTTCTGAGGAATTCCAAGAGAAAGCACGCACTATCTTTGAAGCGGCTCTTCGTTCAAAAGTTTCTGAAATTAAAGAAACTATTGAAGAGCAGTATGCAGTTGCTCTCGCAGAAGAAGTTGAAGAAATTAAAGAAGCACTTTCTGAGCGCGTAGATGCATACCTTGAGTATGTTGCTGGCGAGTGGATGGAAGAAAATGCACTCG